ATCCACTTGCTAAAAGGTTGTGGTGCTATAAATACATCATTGTCTGCATCATAAGTATATCCTATACCTGCATAGTTACCTCTAAAAGGAGTTCCATCTCCACTATGTGTATTAGCTATAGTGTTATAGGAAGTTCTTTTACAAGTCTGTCCTCTAAAATCTCCATACCATTCTTCCCAGTCAGCAAATCCTTCTGGTAAAGTTTCTGTATTGTCCTCATTAATACCAACAATGACTTCTGTCACTATGTTGTTATCGTTTATAAATGCGTAATGTGCCATATCTTCTCCTATTATATCAGCTAAATGTGATTGTACCTGTACCTGCTGTAATTATATCTATTTTATATCCAGTAACAGTTGTACTAGATACAGTTAAACCTGTATTGCTTAATGTCAAAGTATTTGGATATTTAATAATGACTACGCCAGAACCACCAGCTCCACCATTGTATTGCCAGGCAGCTCCTCCACCACCACCACCTGTGTTAGCTGTACCAGAACCTCCATTACCACTACCACTTCCATTACCTCCACCACCATTTCCACCAGAACTTGAACCTGTGTTTCCACCACCTCCACCACCACCTGCGTAATAAACATCAGTAGAAATTACTTCTCCTACAGATGCTGATGTAGCTTGTGATGTAGATATTATTGTATTGATTGCACCAGCACCACCATTAAAACCTGCATTAGAAGTTGCATTCGTACCTACAGCACCAGCTCCTCCTCCACCACCACCACCAAAACCACCACTCGTGTAACCACTTCCACCATCAAAACCTTGTCCTGCAATACCATAACCTTTAGTGCCACCTATACCACCACCACCACCACCAGAGCCACCATTTTGTCCATTAGGTCCTCTGCTACCACAAGCTCCACCACCTCTTGCAAATATACCAATAGCTTCTGTATCGTTTCCATTTATATAAGTATTTGATGAACCACCTGCTCCTATTGTTACAGGATATGCTACTCCAGTAGCTAAAGTTAAAGAACTCTCTGTAGATGCTCCACCACCTGTAGCAGATATAGAACTACGCATACCACCAGCTCCACCACCACCAGAGCCATCTGCTCTACCACTAGCACCACCTGCAATTACTAAAAAGTCTGCTGTGAAAGTTGCTTCTCCACCTAAATCTTCCCAAGCTGAACCTGTATATACTTGGACTTTATTGTCTGTAGAGTTGTATATAGTATCTCCAGCAGCAGATGTAAGTGCATCTCTTGCTGTTGTAGTGTATGACTTTAAATTTAAAGCATCATCAACTGATACATTATTACCAGAGTATTTACCTATAGCGTTAGTTTCAAGAGTTGACATTATAAATCACTCCAAGCAGAGCCATTGTAAAACTGTACTTTGCTATCTGTTGTGTTATAGATTATATCTCCAGCAGCAGATGTCAAAGCATCTCTTGCTGTTGTGTCATAAGACTTTAAATTTAAAGGCACTTGCATAGCAACATTGTTGCCAGATGCTTTAGATATTGTGTTTACTTTGACAGTTACCATTAGATAACTACCAGTGTACCATTATTCGTTACTGTGCCTGTGATTGTGATTGGTCCAGCCATAACTGAACCTGTGTTAGCTGCAACTGTATAAGTAGCTGCTTGTGTTTGGTGATGTGTAAATATTCCACCTGCTGTTGTTAATGCAATACCTGCTTGATTCCAGTCAGCCATATCTGTGTTGTCTAACTCGTAGTGTATTCCATTAGCAATACCATCTGTAAGTGTAAAGTCTGAATCTCCATCAATAAGTGCAGTTGCTGAACCTACTGAACCTGGTTCAAACTGACTAGAGGTAGAGTTATAAACTAATACCTGGTCGTTTGATACACCAGAAGTAGATACATCTGATAAATCTCCAGCTGCTATTGTTATCGGTGCTGTACCATCAAAGTTATTTCCTGCTATTGCTCTTGCTGTTGCTAAAGCAGTAGCTGTTGCAGCATTACCAGTAGTGTCAGCATTTATTGTTGCGGGTAAACTTATAGTTAAAGTTTGTGCAGTAGCTGTTGTTTCTATTTCATTAGCTGTTCCTGCAATAGTTAGCTGTTGTGTATCTAAATCTATAACTGTAGTAGCAGAACCATCTCCAACTGTTAAGTTATCATCCACTGATACAGAATCAACATAAGCTGTAGTAGCTACCTTAGTGCTGTTGTCTCCTGCTGATTGTGTTGTAGCTGTTACTCCACTTGCTAATACAGAAGTAGCTGTAACATTACCAGTTGTATCTCCAGTTACATTACCTGTGACATTTCCAGTTAAGTTTCCAGTCACATCTCCAGTAACATCACCTGTGACATCGCCTGTTAAGTTTCCTGTAACGTTTCCTGTGACTGCACCAGTAACGTTACCAGTTACATTACCTGTTAAGTTACCTGTTACGTTAGTTGTTATTGAACTTGGCAGCCCTATTGTAAATGTTTGACCACTTAAAGTTGCTTCAACTTCATTAGTAGTTCCTTGTATTGTAAGTGTTTGACTATCTAAATCTACTGCACTTGTAGTAGAACCATCTGTTATATCTAAATCTTGTGCTGTTGTTACAGTATCTACATAAGCTGTTGTTGCAACTTTAGTAGAGTTATCTCCAGAACTTTGTGTTGTTGCTGTTACTCCATCAGCTAGGACCGATGAAGCTTGAACTGTACCTGTGGAGTTACCAGTTAAATTACCAGTCACATCTCCTGTGACATCTCCAGTCACATCTCCTGTTACATTACCAGTGAGATTACCAGTAACATTTACAGTTATAGAACTTGGTAAACCTATGGTAAGTGTTTGACTTGATGCAACAGTTTCTATTTCGTTAGTAGTACCAACAATGTTTAATGTTTGACTATCTAAATCTACTTGTCCTGTACCACTTGTACCAGTGAAGTCTAAGTCTTGTGCTGTTACCTGGCTATCTACATAAGCTTTAATAGATTGCTGCGTTGCTACATGTACTGCACTATCAGATGACAAGTCATCTTCATCTTTTACTGCATTACCTGCAACTATTTGTGTACCAGCTGTATTAAAGTTGACATCTATTCTGTCGTTTAAATCTTCTATATGTTGCTGCAATGGTGCCATTCTCATTACAGAACCAGAAGCATGTGATAATCCAGATGTTGCAGCAGAACCTGTTAAATACCTATTGCCTATTGCAGATATAGTAAGAGTTTTAGTTCCCACATTAATACTACTTACAAGGATTACTTCTCTGTTAGTTGCACTATCTGGATTTAAAACTAAATAACAAGGTGCTGTTAATGTATTAGAAGCTGAATCTACTACAGAGTTCACTGTAAGTGTTAAGTCAGATGCACCGATAGTACCTGTTAAGGTTGTCTCATAAGCGTTTAATAAGTTAGTTTCTTGTGCTGTCATTCTATCCTAGTTTTCCTACTCCTAATAGTTCTATTCCTAATCCTACTCCAGATGTTGAAGTTTGTATTACTTTACTACCTCTAAATCTAACTAAGCAATAGCTTGTAACAGAACCTCTAGGACTTATCTCCTCAATAGGACTGCTAACATTTTCTATTATACCTCGTAATAAAGTATCTGGTCTGAATATCTCTAATTGAACATTCTTACCTTCTCTGTTTCTTAATGCCTGGTAAACCAAATCACCTTGACCATTGACTCTTAAAGCTTTTCTAAATGGTCTCTCTATCTGGTCAGATATATTGACAGGCATATCTACAACTAAGTCATTGACTAACTGGAAACCTCTAATAGCAAAAGCTAACATCTCTGGTGTCTGGGTAACATCATCAGTATTAAGTTCTATCTTACCTGCTATCCATCTACCATCTACTAATGTCATAACCTCTTCATCTCCACCAGTACCAGAAAATACAGAAACTTGTTCGGACCATGTAGTAGCAGTCGGACTGTTTATGTCAGAAGCAATAGTAGAACTGTATAATTTTACTGACCCAGAAGTTACTACATTAGTATTTAGTTTGGCACCTACCCACTGTTTCTTTTCTGATGTAAAGAAATCAGCAAGTGGTGTAATGATATATCCTGTAGCAACATAATTTGTACTTTCTCTATATGAACCACCAGCAGATACAGTAGCAAACAATCTGTCAGAATAGACAGCTATGCCTTTAACAATGCCGCTTTCAGCAAACTCTAAGTCTCTAGCTATACCACCTGTTGGTAAGTAGTATCGCCACAAATTAGTTTTGCTAGCGCTATCAATAATACCTGTATAGATACTATCTCTTGTAGATATAATTCTGTAAGGTGCCTGGTCTAAAGTAGAAGCTCCATCACCCCATTGTTTTATTAATTGTGCATTAATCAAGACATATAAACTATTAGCGTTAGTTATCTCTGCTCTATATAATCTACCTATCTTTCCACTAGCTGTGTTCTGATAAGTACCATAGAAGATAAATCCTTGTGCTGCATCTATTGCATTAGGTACTTCACCTTCTACAAAAGTTTGTCCTTTAATTGTTAATGTAGATGATTCATCTGCTAAAGAATATATATAGCCATCATCTGCACAAGCAAGAACTACTGCACCACCATCAGTAACATCTGTCCAAGAACTACCTGTTGGCAATGCTTTTATTGTTGCTGGATTAGAAGTACTTGTTACTTCATAAAGTTCTCCATTGGTGCCACTTGCAACTAATCTACCCTTCATACTCCATATATTGTCAAAAGTTTTGTGATTGTTATGTACTGCATAACTACCAGCACTGTTCCTTATGTAAATATCTCCATTAGCTACTAGGTATAATTTAGTTCCTAAGATAGCTATACCCGTAATATCATTACCAGCACTAGGAGTACCATCATCTGCAGCACTACCTGTTAGTGGTGTTGCTATTTTTTTTAATACAGCACCAGAAGAATAAAATATTTCTCCACCTAACTCTTGCATATAAAGATTTGTTTCAGTAGATGTTTGTACTTCATCAGTATCATGCAGTAAAGATACGTGGTACTCTTCACCAGCTTCTTTGCCACTAAATACATCAATACCTTTACTATCCCAAAACCTTGAGAAATCTGTATCAGCTGCGTTTCTCCTATGTGCTTTATCTAAACCACTACCTCCAGCGAAATCTGTCCTGGAGAATATCTGACCAAACTCTTGTTGGAAATCTTCTGGTGTTTCTGATGTTTGTATAGCTTGTGCCTGGAGAGGAGCAGTGTTTATATTCATCTGCCTTCCTGGTCCAACAGCAAAGCGTAAGAATAAGTCATCTAGGTTTGCTTCAAATCCTTGTGATTTAGGTTCAGATGTATTAGATGGTGAAGGTAATACAGCCATTATGCACTGTAGTTAATGTTGCTTATTGCTACTGCTTGTGGATATAAGCTGCGTAAATCTCCTCTTGCTTCATCAATAAGTAACGACCTTAATCTTAGCAAAGCGTTTCTTAGTCTTTCACCAGAACCAACTGGATAACTCTCTGCAGCTAATTTCTCTGTAATAAATTCTTGTGTCGAAGCATCTACATCTGTTGCTCCCATAATATCTGCTACTGCTCCTACCATAACTATTTGTTGGTAGTTATCTTCTAGCAAACATACAGTTGCTAAGTCATCTGTTTCAGTAGATGGTCTAGCAAATTTTCTTTTAACAACTAAGTAAACTGTTTTACCTAATGATGTATTAGAAAACTGTACAGCTGCACCTGTTGAAGATGGTGGGAAGTTAGTAAGTAATTCTATTCCAGCTGAAGTGTACTGCGCACCAGAAGAGTTTTGTACATAGGAGTTAATTACAAGAACTGTTGTTGCTGGTACTTCTGCAAAGGTAGAGTTAGAAGTTACATTGGTTGTAGTTACATTATATAAACTTGGGTATAGTCTCTCGATGTTATCAGCTACTGCATCAAACACAGACTTACGAGGAAACGTTGGGTTTACATATAAGTTTGCTTCATCTGCATGAGAAGCTGCTGATGTACCTGCATATCCTCTTGATACAGTCAGAGTCCTAGTAGAAGTATTAGCTGCAGTAACAAGCATTAACTCCTGGTCAATTTCTATTAAGGCACCATTGCCTAAAAGATTCTCTTCTTCAGCACTAAACAAGTTATTCTCATAAGTTAAAGAAGTAACTGAATTGTTTATAGCTCCTTCTAATCTTGAGAACGCAGATAAGTCATCTGGTTTATTTAAAAAATCTCTATATATTCTATCTACAAGTGTGCTTACTGCTGCCATATATCTCCATATTACTAGAGGGAGAAGTATTTATCTCCCTCTAATAAATATACTATCTATCCCCTAATTAGGAGGTAGCTAGGTTTGTTATTTTTGCATGGAATTGTTCTGGACCATATTCTAATCCAATTTCTCCATAGACTTGATACTTGTAAGCTGCTCCAGATTGAGCTAATGGCTCAACGAAGAAGTGTCCTTTTCCTGGAATGTCCAAGAAAACTGGCTTACAAAATGATAAGTCAGCAATCAAGATATCATCAGTTGGTATGTGTCGTTCAAAAACAATACCTACTTGACCGAAGTCAGTTTCGATTGTTGTAATGTTAACACCACCGATTGTTCTATCTCTTGGCGCTAATGCTAACGCACTTGAATAGATTGATGATAGCTTTTGCTTTTGAAAAGCATTAGCAAAGATAACTGGTTGCTCGAAAGGAGCGCCAGAATCTGCCATTTTTTTCATAGCTGAATCTACCATAGCTTGTGTAAGAGTAGCTGCACCACCAGCAACTTCGTTAGTTGTTACTGCTGTGAGCATACCTCTTGATTTACGAGCTGTTGATACATCTGTATCAGCAACATAGGCACCTTGAATAAAGGTGTGTTCTATGTCTCTTGCAGCTCTTTTTAGTGACATATCTAATTGAAACGCCAATTCATCTTGAACTGGTTGGTTACCAATGATAGATTGTCCACTTAAGTTTCCTACAGCTGCTTGCTTTGTATAGGAAACGTTAACACCATATTGCATAATCTGTGTAACGTTAGTTACTTCGCTTCTTGTTCTCTCTGCAAATGATGGGTCCGCACCTTCAACTGCTACTGTTTGAGCAGCTGCTGCGTTGTCCACTGTTTGCCAAGTGAATTGTTTAGAAGTTACAGATTTACCGCCTGTCATGCCACCGATGGCTGATAGGAAAGGTGTGTCGTTAGGGGTTATGTTAAATAACTCTCCCACGTAATTAGGCAAATCATACGAATCGCCCATTCCACTTACTGCACCCATTTTAATTCTCCTTTTTATTTAATTAATAGAGAGTAATTTTTATAATTTTCTCTCCATTAGGGCTTTTAATTTTTCTGCTTTGAGATTTGAACTTGTCTGCCAATCACCATCTTGCTGCGCTTGTGCAATCTGGTCATCTACGCCTACTGGTTCAACTGGTACTGATGCTTCTATAACAGTATCTAAGTTCTGTTGACTTGTTACTACCCTTGCTTTTTGTGCATCTTGTTCTTGGACCGCTTCAGAGGATTGACCCCATCCAAAGTTTTCAGAAGCAAATTGCTTAATCGCATCTGGTTTTAACTCACCATCATATAAACTCTTAAGGGCTTTACCTTCACCAATTGAAGTGTCAAATCCTGCTTCTTTAAAAACAGAGTCTGCCATAACCGACTTAAGCTCTTTATTTTCTGCTTCAGTCTTTTTAAGCTGTTCCCTCAACTGTTTCAAAGGATTACTTTCCTCTTGAGTTTCATCTACTGTATTTTCTACATTATCCATTTTTTCTCCTCTCCCAGATTTTCTACTAACTACATTATCCTGGGGTAAACAATGCGATAGGCGACTAATTATATATAAGTACAATGAGAATAGTCAGCCACTTCTAGCTGTACTGAACGAAGCGATTTAAGTACGCAGCTTACACGCTTGAAATAAGCTGGAGGTGCAGCATCAATTTATATTCGGAGAACGCCGCAATCCGATACTTTAATTATATACTAACAAACTAAAATAGTGGGGTTTTATCCCCACTATTTATACGTTCACGAAAGGAAGGTTATCTAATCGATTGCTCGAAGAGAGTCCTTAATATTATTATACACGAAAAAAAACTATGTAACCTTTTTTAAAGTAGAAGAGTCTAAGTAGTGTAAACAACAAAAGGAGATTATGTACGGAGCATTTAATTCAGTCGAAGAATACGAAGATTTTGTAAAGAATGGTGATTGGTTTATAGATACAGAATCACCAGACTACTGGAAACAATTAATAGACAATGCTAAGGAGAGTAAATAATGTACATAGTAAAATTAGTAATACGAAGAGAAAAAAAGAGAAAAGGTAGTACATATAAAGTAATGGAAGTTACTTACAAACAATTTTTAAGTGAGTACTTAGCAAAAGAGTTTATTGAAAAACAAGAAAATCGTTCTCCTTGGGAAAGTGTATATGGACACAAAAGTTATTTAACGAAAGCAGAAACTTATAAAAAAATAAATAATTAATTTAAAGCAAAGCCCTAACTGTTTGTTTGTTTCTAGTTGGGGTTTTTGCTATTCCTGGGTTAATCCAGTTACCCTTGAACCTCTACGCGCATATCCAGTACTAGCAGAAAACATTGATGTCTCTTCAGCTTCTAATCTTCTTATGTTCTCTAACTGGTCTGGGTCCTGGAACACAACAGCTTGAGTAAACTCTTCTAATGTTAAAGCATCATCATTCGGTTCTTGTCTTTGCTGCAGCTCCTGGAGTCTTGGTAAATCTTTTTGTGCAGCTGTGTATAGTTGTCTAGCTTGTGCTTGATTCAATCCAGCTTTTCTTAAGTTCTCTGCTTCTGTTCTTGTAATAGTAAAGCCAGCTCTTGATGCTTCTCCACCAATCTGTGCAGCTGTTATCCTGCCAGAGATTATCTCTTCTCCTATTGATGGGTCCAATGCTCCCATAAAGATTGCTTCTGGAGTTAAGTCCACATTGTAATTAGTTGAGAAAAAGTTTTGTACTCCTTGTATATTATCTACAATACCTTCGTATGCAGCACCAACTCTTTGTTGAAACTCACGTGCAGATACTTCGCCTTCTAATAAAGATACGAACTGGTCTGCTAGTAATACTTTAGATGTTTGTTCTGGAATACCATACTCAACTAAAGTACCTATGTAAGACTGCTCTAATGCTTTGTACGTAGTTTCATTGTATCTAACTTGTCCAGTATCTGGATTGTAGTTACCAGGAAACTCTGCTTTATAAACATCTGATTGTCTTACTTCTTGTATTGCTGTTACTGGATTACCAGATTGTGACCAAGTGTTTGCAAACAACTGCAACAATGTATCAGACATATTTGGATAAAGTAACTTTGCTTCTTCTAAGAATGTAGCCATTATTGATTAACTCCTAAGTTAGTTTCTACCGAACCAGCAGCTCCACCTAATGCTTCTTGTAATGCTTTAGTTGCTTCTACTGTAACTTGTCCTATGTTTTGTTCTAAACCTTTTTCTCTAAGTAATGTTTGTGATGCTTCATAGTCATTAGTAGCTACCATGTCTTGCCACCATCCTTGTGTCTCATCTGCTTCTTGTCCCCATATCTGTCTAGTAATTCCTCTATAAGGACTAACTATATCATCGTATGTTAATTCAGTATTAGTGTGTTTAGGAAACAAAGCTAATCTACTTGTCTTTAAACTTTCAACTAATGCAGCTTCATAGTCTGGATTGTTTCTAATCCTTCCAGCTTTCTCTGCAACTTCTGCATCTGTTAAGCTGCCAAACACTGGACCAAGCCATTGTGTGTATAAACTTCTTACTCTATCTTCTTGTTCAGCAGTTCTGTTTAATCCACCAACACCACCGCTATCTATGTATTCTGAAAACTTAGCATCTCTTACACCACTTCTAAATGGGTCAGCAAATAAAGCTAACTGTTCTGTTGTGTAAGCTTCTGACCATTCACCAGTAACCCACTTGTTTGCTATCCATCCAGACAAAGCATCTGGTGCAGCTAACTCTTTATTAGTATCTGTATCATAACCACCAGATACTCCTGCAGCTTTAAGTGCTGAAGCAACTTGTAGTTTATAATCATTAGCTTTTTGTGTAGCTGTTAATGGGTCAGCTGTGTACTCTTCTAACCAAGAACGTTCAGCTTCATTGTGTGTCTTATACCAGTTAGTAGAAAACCATTCTGCTCTTGTTACTTCTCTACCTTCTAGTGCAGCTTCAGCTATTAATGCAACTGAATCTGGGTCTAGTAACCAAGGTTGTATAGTAGCTTCTTTAGCTAGGTTCTCTGCAAAAGATGTAAATGGATGTGGTGCTTTACCTGTTGCTGGGTCATTACCTGGAAGGTCTGCACTGTTACCAGCTATAACTCCCATTAAGTCTAAGTCATCATAAGAGAACTTAGCATTGATAAAGTAGTTTTCTCCTGGAGTAACAAAGCCAGCTTCTATTGGGTCATTGTCCTTTACCTCATAAAACATAAAGATTGTGCTGCCCTGGTATAAAGAACCTGCACCTGGTACAGCATATCGTAAGAAGAGTTGTCCTTCTACATCTACTAAGTCTGCACCTTCTGGTATATTGTTAAACTGATTTTTTTCATTACTTAAAACTTGTTCTTGTGACTGTCCATCACCAGTTGCACCTTCATCGCCGCCTTCATCGCCGCCTTCATCGCCGCCTTCATCGCCGCCTTCATCGCCACTTGGACCACCACTTGGAGAACCGACATTGCCTGTTATATTATTAACAACTGATTCTATATATTTTGTTTCTTCTTCTACTTGACCTCTAGTATCTACTGTCTCTCCTGGTTCTTGACCAGCTACCATTCCTGCTGCTCCTGGTATCAATAGGTCTGTATCTTGTTTAAAATCTACTGGACCTAGTACTCCAGTCTCTACATAATTTTTAATGTACTCTGTTTCTTTTTCTTCAAGACTTCTAACATCTACACCTACTGGTGGATTTGCTTTAAGTACTTGCATAGCTATTACTTTTTCTACATCTTTAGGATTGTTAAGTAAGTTCTTAGCTTGTTGTAATGTTGGAGGAGGTGTAACAGCTTTAGCTTCACGCATAAATCTATCTTGATATGGGTCAGTAATCTTAGGCATATTTTGTGCTGCATCTATTGCACCACGTATTACAGATTCAGATTCACCTATCTGTCTTGTTAATGAAAATATTTCTGAACTGTTTAAGTCATTATCTCTAGCGTATATAACTAACTCTGGTAATGTTTTAATATCTTTGCGTTCTTCTGCCATTACTTACTACTTTCCATACTATATTGTACTTCATTATCTTGGTTATCGTTGGAGGTTACATTATTGATTCCTTTAAATAATGTTTCATAAAAAGGTTTTGTAAGTTTGTATGTTATAGACCATTTTTCATCTACCTCACCAAAGTTGTCAAAGAAATCTACATCTTTGTCTATAGCTTTAGTTGCAGCATTAGCTACATCTGCAGCAAGAACTAATGTTTCATAGAACGCAAGGATACCTGCAGCTGGTCCAGTAAAAGCTGTTGCTCCATACTTAGTACCTAACTTAGATAAACCTTTCTCTATTACTTCTTGTCCCACATCTAGCTTACTTAATCCTTTAAGGACTTTACTAGCAAACTTTGGTTTTGTTTTAACCATATCTTCTGCTGTTTTTAGTGCAGCTTCGCTATGATTATCTACGAATGTTCTTCGTACATTATCTAACACTTCCTGCTTAGATTTAGGTGCAGTATCTCTAGTTAAGCTAGTACCTTGTCTATCTAAAGGTTTATCTAGTATGGTATCTATTGCTGATTCTGCTTCTTTAAGGTCTTGATTAGGTGCTACCCATAAGTTTAAGGTGTCATCTATACCAGCTGTTTGCATTGAAACTGGAGATAGTGGAGTAAGCTTACCTGTCCTGGAGTTCTGTACTAACAAATCTACACCAGCATTCTGTACCTTTTCTATAAAGGTTACAGCTGGTGCCATGTGCATAGTACCTCTTACCTTAAGACTAATATCTGGTTTAACTATAGATTGCGCTACATCTGTAAAGGCAGCTGTCTTTGTATCTATTGGTTCTACTTCATAAAAACTAATAGGTTTTGGTAGTTTCTTTTTAACAATCTTTTCAACTTCTGCTTGTGGAATATCTAAACTGCTTTTAAGTTCACGTTGTCCATCTATAATTCGAGGACTATAAGTAACAACTTGTTCTCCTGTTACATGTTCAATGTTTTTTATTACATCACCAACAAACGCATCATCTATTTGTATTTGCCTTGAGTTAGTTAATCTCCAATAAAAATTGTCTGTTCTGTTTAAATAATCTTTAGTCTTATCTACAAGAAATGTTTTATAAGAATCTAAAGTTTCTTGAAGAGTAGTTGCTGTAAGTTGTTTGTTTTTACCTATTTCGTAATCTATATTGCTAATTAGATTTCTTTCAGCATCAAAATTTTTTATTTGTTCTGGAGTATATTTACTTAATGCAGCTATTCCTTTACCTAACTCTACAGATTCTGTAACTACTGTTCTTGTTAACTGTATCTTTGCATTAGTTACGTATTCAGAAACTGAAGTAGCTATATCGAATATATCATTTTCTGTTCCAGTAATAGCTGCAAACTTACCTTGTTTCATTAGTGTTGCTATTTCTAAAGGAGTAGAGTTTAAATTACCAGATAATCTTTTTAAGTTATCCATACTCTGGTCTATAACGTGTGCTATTGTTTCATTGTATTTATCAAATAAACTAATATCATTTGCATCTAAACCAGCGTTAGCTAACTTATTCATTGTTTTAATTGTTATATCTTCTTCTAGGTTTATTAAATCAACTAATATTTTTCCTACTTTTTTTTCTGATTCTACAACACCTATGTCATTTATCTTTACTAAGAAGTCATCACCTATTACATCAGCTAAGGTGTAATGTGTCATATCTCCTGGTGCTGTTAACAACTCACTTAATAATGTCATGTCAAAGTCTTTAGGTTTATACCCTACAAACTTAATAAAATCATCCATTGACTTCATTAATTTTTTTAAATCTATCTGTGTATATTCTGACCTATTACTTAAATCTGGTACATAGTTTTTTATGTAATTAACACTTCTTCTTGAAGCTTCAAAAGGTATTATTGGTGCAGTTGTTGCTGCAGCTATGTTGGCTAACTCTTCTTCAGTAGCCATAACTATCTTTTAATTTTGTTTTCTTTTAAGAATTTTTGTTTTTTTAATTGTCTGTTTTGTCTGGATAACTTCATTTGTTCTTGAAAAGACATTTCGTTTATAGGTTTCATTCTGGGTCCATTGTTGACAAGATATCATCTATTGTAAATTTATCTTCGTTATCTCTGACTATCTCTGTTTTAATTTGCGCTCCTTCAAAACTTCCAGCTTGTTGTGGTACTTGTGATTCAAACTGTACATCACTTACTGGTTGTGTTCTATTAGGAACTAATGCTGATAACATATCTGCTGCATACTTTTGCATTGGGTCTATGCCTGGAACCATACCATCATCTTGTGTATTTAATTTAGGTGGTCCTTGTATTTCTTGTTTGTTCTGTTGTATATAACTTTCAACATCTACATTGACTGGTTGTTTTTCTAGGTATCCAGCATACTTATCCATAACGCTGCTTACGTACTCTTGTATGTTAGGTCCAAAACCTTCTATGTTCCCTGTGTCCCCTATCGCATCGATACCTGCGTTCATAGCGGTGTTAGCTTTACCTGGACCACCATACCAAGCAACTGCTACTAAGTCCCAGGAACCATACTTATTGTAATATTCAGAAAACTTATAAGCTGCAACGATGTCTTGCATCTCTGGTGTTCTCCAGTCTGCACCTTCATATCCTGCTTGTTTAGACCATTTGTCCCAGTTAATATCTAAGATACCATAAGCACCTAATGCCTGGACATCTATAATCTCGCCATTGTAACCCTTCATCTTGGTTGGTTTATGTTCAAGCAGATAATTGCCGCCAGCGTTCTCTTGCTCTTTAATGGCTTCCATAAATGAAATTAGTTCTTGTTGATTCATATTACTAATTGGGTCTGTTAGCGATACTATTAAGAATAGTAGCCCTAGTATTCCTTGCACTATAATTCTCTCCTAATCTGCTTTTCTCTTTGTCTGTTATCATATCGAACTTTTCTCTCATTCTACTTTCAGCATCTATCTGTGTAAGACCTTGGTCCTCGATAGCGCTTTGTACATTGTCAGCTGCATAGTTTCCATAATCACCAGCAAGTATTTCTTCTCCAGTCATCTCTGGTTGTTGCTGTGCTGTAGCAGCTAAAGATTGATTCTGCTGATAAGAAGCTTCTGCTTCTTTGTACATTGTGTTAGATAACAGTTTAAGTTCAGAGGGATTAGGGTCTCTGTTTAAATCTGCAGCATAAAGTCTTTTTACCTTTTGTGCAATAGTTGCTGGGTCAGCTGGTAAGTAAGTTTCTGATTGTGGTATCTCTGGTACTGGATTAGCAACATATTCATCTAATGTTGTTTTCCATGCTGCACCATTAAGTTTTTCTACATCAGTAACACCACCTCTATTTGCTCTGCTTAACACTGGAGTAAAAGCTCTTTGAGTTGCTAGGTCCCATTCTCCTGGCATAAATCCATCACCAACACTAAGTAAGTTAGAGTTAATTAAATCTGCTTGTATGCCAGCAATCTCTTCTTCTGACTTACCAGCGAATAAGTTAACTAAATCTGTTTCAGTATAAAAATCTGTAGCGCTAGAACGTGGAGGAACATAGTTAGCTGGTACACCTAAGACTGCATCTTGATTACCGAACTGTCCATATTGTTCAGTAGCTGCTGCTAATGCAACATTATCTCCTGTAACACCTGTTATGTCTTGTCCAGATATAGCGAAATCTATTACGTACTGTGGAATGTTTGCAGACAATAAATACAAAGAAGCATCTTGTACTGTAGGTGCTGATAGTATATCTACTCTTTGTTCTGTTGTTATACCTATTTGATTGGTACCTAATGAATCATCTTCATTAATCTGAAGTATTATACTTTCTATTCTTTGTAAAAATTCATCAACTGTCATTTAATCCTCTTATTAATTCTATATCTTCATCTGCTTCTCGGAGTTCTCTTTCAAAGATTTCTTTTGCTAAAGGTCCAAACTCTGGGTACTTAACCAATATACCTTGCATCTTGTTTCTTAACAAGCTTCTAAATGGCGCTAATTTGTTTGAACTTCTAAAAGAAGTATCAGTATAAGTAGGATTTAATTGTTTTGTTTGTGCAATTACTGCATCTCTAGTCTTTACATACTCAACTAAACCTAATGCTGCTGGGTTAGTTGTCAGTGAACTATCTAGTTGATAACTAACTGGGTCGAACCATGTGTATAATTCATCAATCAAATCATCCATTTCTGGTTTAGTTTGTGAATAGTCTATGCTTCTACCATAACCTGGGTACTTACTAGCTATCTCTGCTTTCTTATTTCTTTTAGCTTGTACAGAGACTTTATCATTTCTTACTAACAATCCATTTTCTTTAACAAAGTTTTCATACTCAACGCTGCCTAAGAGAATGTTCTTAGCTTGTTGCCATTGTTCTATAGTTCTAGGAACTCTATCTCCACTAATAATCTGATTCCAATATTGTTCGTACATGAACTCTGAATTAGTTTCATCAATTAAGAATGCGTAAGTTAAATCAAATTTCTCTACAAGTTCTGGGTTATTTCTCTCCCATGTCGCACCATCAGCTGTGACTGGTCTTTTCTTTATAGTCTCTGTTCTACTGGTAGCTAATGTAATTGGGTTAAATCCAAATCTCTCTACGAATGTTTTAACTGCTGTAGAACTATCTGGTGAAGCATTAGATATATTTCTATACTCTTCGGCTAATGTTTCAAACAAGAATAGTTGTCCTGTCTTATCAGATATCTCATACTTAGGGCTTACAGCACCAGATGGTCCTATAGCTTGTGAGATACTTCTAATAATAAATATATTCCTGGCGTAGTCTCCTGCTAACTCCATACCTTCATTAGCTCCTTCTGGAGAACTATCATCAATTTTTCCTGCATACACTAAAGCTTTATACACATCAATAGTTGTATTAGAGAACATACGTTTAGATTCTGCTCCACCTATACCAAAAGCTGTACCTAGTTTCTTTAACCAAGATGGTGCTGGTGCTAATGATGTTATAACTTCGCTAATAGTTTCTGTACGAGGTGGTGCAAAGTCTCCAAACAGTACTGTCTCTTCCCATTTACCTGGTCTCAATACATTAAACTTACGATTTATAAATGCAGCTGGCACTGTAATAGTTGGACCAAAACCTGGTATTAAGTTACCTGCTATGTTTAAAGAACCAGCAAAGACTGGTAGGTTAACTTGTACACCATTCTCTGTTAAGTCTTTAAACATCCACTTTTGTATTAATCCTTCTCCTGGGTAACCAAACAACTCTTCATTAGTATTTGGGTCTTTGTAAAAGAATCCTTTTTGTCCAGAATCATCAAACACTGGGTTAGGTTTTTGTGCTGACTGTACAAGCTGCTGCGCTCTACGTAAAGGTCTGCCTTGATTTTCTACAAGTAATCTACTCCAAGTACTAAAGATTTCTACGTATGCTTCACCGAATGGGAACAATCCTCTAGTTGCATTACCTAATCTAGTTCTAGTAGATACATCATAAAGAAGTTTTTTAGTTTCAGTAAGCGCATGTGATGCACCTATCTTATCTATAATTTCTACTTTGTTTATACCGCCTTTAACTCCTTGGTAACTTTCTAATTTTTTAAGTACAGCTTTTTCATTCTTAGTTCCTGTAGCTAATCCAGCTTCTTTAGCTTGTTGTACTAACTTCTTAAGTGTTGCTGCATTAGCATGTTGTGCAAAGTCTCCTACTTTGTCCCAGTAATGAAACTTAAAGGTTGGCGCTCTTGACATTGTCTTAGTAGGAATAGTCATAAAGAAATTAAAAGATTCATCTACAAAGTCATCTAACCTTCTAGTTTGTGATGTCATTGCATTCTTTAACTCTCCACGTGCTTGTTCTGGTAATACTTTTTCAAACTTCTTAACGAAATCTTTTTTCATCTTCTCTTGGTTTTTTCTTAACTGTGTAGTTATAGAAGTGTATTCAGCATCACTAAGCTGACCAGCCCAGTATTTACCCATGTCTATATTTTCTAATCCTACTAACTCTGCAGCATCCATTGCTTCATCTGACAAAGCTTTAAGTAAATCTTCTTTACCATTCTCATCTATCCAATTTTTAGCAAGTCTTGCTCTATTACCTTTAGTAGTTGTCTCTACAATTCCACCAGTAACTTGTGCTACTGAAGCATTTGCATAGTAAATAAACTCTTCTGCTTTAGCTTTGCCTGGCGCACCATTAAACCCAGCTCCTTTAAAAGCATGTCCTTCTGCACCTGTAACTTTTCTAATATGTTTATTTAATGGATTACCTTGTGTTTGTGCTTCTTTAATTAATTTATTTAGCTGCGCTTTTCTAACAGCAGTATTTGGTTCTAGTTGTATTGCAGCAAGTCTCCTGGACAATGGGTCAAACTTGTGTTGCATAAAGTTTCTAAATGATGCTTCACCCCAAGCTTTTCTATTCTCTTGTCTTGATACTGTAGTAAATCTACCTGTACCACCTGTTCTCCTGGAAGCAGAAGTTATACCTGCACCATTCAAAGTTACATCAATAAACTGTGCGTTATCTTCAAAAGAACCTAATAACATCTTGCTTGATTCTTTTTGTTTACCTGTAGCTCTAGCAATCATCTGTGCTGGATGTGTAATAACATTCGTAACACCAGAAGATAACATTCTTAGTTGCTCTTCTGCTATAACTCTTACTGTCCATGCTGGTCGTAATAGAACTAATGGTTTGAATAAAGCACCATAGTACCAGTCCATAAATCTTCTGGTTGATTCTACATTTCCAGAAGCTAGTAATTTAGTTCCTACTTTTCCTAGTGTGTCATCTAATGCTTTAGCAGAACGTAACAAAGCTTTAGGGTCTGGTAGAAATATTTCATCTGCTAACTGTGATGCAACTACTGGGTCTAATAAGTTTTCAACACCATTTAATTTACCACCTTGTAATTGTCTTAATACATTAGTTATTGGTAAATCCCCACCAGATGAATCTATTGCATAACTTCTTACAGTATCTTTGTTTTTCTTAGCAGTTCCAATAAACCTTGCTTGAACACTTAATCCTTCATCAACTAATTTAGTTTGCCATTCAGTTAACTTTGTTGCAGCTTTTTTAACAGAAGTATCTTTATCTACTCCTGCTAGTCCACGTATAACAGCTGGTTTAAAATTTCTTTCTATAAAGTTAGTAACAACTAATGCTGTTTGTGTAGGTGCATCTGCTGCACTAAGTGCTTTCATAGAATCTTTCATAAATTTATTTGTAGTTTTAGCAGCTGCATCTTTATCCATACTTGATGTAGCTAAACGTATAAATCTATTTAGTGAAACTAAACTATCATTTTTATTTTCTGTAACAAGTCTTGTTCCATAAGTTCTTTCCATCATTTTTGTCATGTTGTTGCCAGCACGTTTAACTGTAGGAACGTTATTTAATGTTGCCTTTACTAATAAATTTTCATTAACTAATTCTTTAGTAAGCGCATCATCTATCTCATCAAATGATTTGCCTTTATTCTTTGCTTTAAATTTATCTAAAGCAACATAAAAATCATAGTCATCAATATTATTTTTTGATGTTGCAATAATATCTGATGTGTTGTTTTCCCATAAGAATTGTTTAAACTTTACACCATTCTTACCAGCAAGAAATTCTTGTGATGTTGGTCCAAATATAGTTTTACGTGTTCCCTGGAGTAATCCAGTATTTTCAAATAACTTACCTACGTTACTTAAGTTTTCTAATTCAGTAAATGTTTTAGCTCCAGCTCTAAGTTTTCCTACTCCTAATGTTGCAGCACCTATTGGGTCTAAAAAGATTTGTGCAAGTATGTCTAAAGCACCAGTTATGTTGTTATATGCAGCTGTGCCAGGTTCTATAATTTCATCTACTGGTTTAAATAACCAACGACCAATAGTTACTGTTGGTTTAAGTCCAGCTTCTTCAAATCTCTCTGCTCTCTCACCAGTAAACTGTATTGCTTCTTCTGCTTTTTTTCTTTGTTGTTCATAAATCTGTACACCTAAAACATTATCTAGTACAAACTCTCTAGCTACTAATGGGTCAACACCAGCTGCTAACATGTTTTTGTATTCATCTGTTTGTGTTGGGTCAGTGCTACCTAAAAACCATCCTGTACCTAAGTCAACTTCTTTACCTGCTGCTTCAGCTTGTGCCTTCATATCTAGTAATGAAGATTTAGATTTACCTTTAGCTTCATCGTGAGTCATACCTTGTTGTCTGCCTTCTAAGTATCTAACTCCTCTAGCAGCTCCAGCTTCCCATAAGTTTTGGAATCCTAGAAATAAACCACGACTTGCAGATTTCGCTTTTTCTTTAACACTGATAGCTTCACGTAATTTAGAAAAACCATTCTGTTCTTTAGCTAAAGATTCTTTTAAAACTATTTGCTGCAATCTTGGGTCATCATCGCTAATACCTAACTTGACTGCACCTACTAATGAACCTTTACTTATTGTTGGATATTTTTTTACAATAGCTGAAGCTTGATTAGCCATAGCTTGTGTAGCTTGTGTTGGTGCAACAGATTTTTGTATCGCTCTTTCTGTAGCAGAATCATCTGCAAAAGAAGCTGCATCAAAGGTACTGTATGCCATGTTACCCTTTTAATAAATTAGCTAATAAAGGGTCACCTGTTAGGTCAAAAAATTTCTGTATTAATTCTTCTGTAGATTCTGTTGGTCCTTGTGAACCTACTCCTGGACCAAAGTCTAATCCATCTTCTACTGGTCGTAAAGGTTGGTCGGTTTCAGCAAATACACTACGTTGTAATGCTCCACCTAAGTTTTGTCCTGGCGTTGGAGCAGCTGTAGGTGTCTCTTGACCTAAGTTTAAATTCTTTACTTCATTGTTTAATTCTTTTAATGGACCTTTTTCTCCATAAGTCATTCTGGATTGGTCAATTACATTTTGAGATGCTGGAGGTATTGCTGCGTTTCTTTTAGTAATCCTGGTCGCCATCTTCATCCTCCTCATACTCATCTAAAAATATTGGTTCTGTTATTATCAAAAACTGTCTAGGTATGTGTTGTTGTGCAATAGTGCGCATGATGTGTTGTCTTTTAATATAATCTTCTAAAATTATATCATCACACTCTTCATCTACTTCTGCTAGATGTGTACAAACAATTTCTTCAAAAATATCAAGCATTGCCCATCATTCCCAAAGCTTGCTGTATAGAAGGTGCGGGACCAGTGGTGGCTGGACCCATACCCTCAATCATTGCTGTTTCTTCTTGCGGAATCTCTGGCTCTTCAGCTGTAAAAAATTTATCTAATATGTTTTGCATATTCTCTGGATTTTTTCTTATCTGCACAACAGCCATAATAGCTTTTTGGTCACCTTGACTTGCTTGTGCCATAAGCGTATCTTCTAAAACTTTATCCATCTTTTCTTTTGTTATTCTCTCATTAACTCTTACAAGGTTATCTAAACCATCTAGGTTTTCTTGTAATGTTTGTGTATCAATAACTCCAGAACTAAGTAGTTGCAGCCCTGTAACTATCTTCTGTGGTTCATCATATCCAGCCATTGCTCCATACACTCTTCGTGTCTTATAAGATTTTTGTATGTCTTTAACTGGTTCGTATGTTTCTGAAAAGAATTTATTATCTCTATAACCCGATAGTTCTTTAGTCATACCACCATACATTGCTTCATCCCATTCAAGTCTTTTAGCATCTATCTGTTCTATAGCATCAGCCATAATGGTGTGATACTCTCTAATCATTAGAGACATCGATGCACCTAACTCTTCAAGTCCTCTACCAGTAGCAAAACTAACTGGAGATTGTGAGTCATCAGTAGCAGGATAAGAAGCACCAACACGAAGTTGTCGTTCTATTCTGTCTATCTGTTGAAATAACTGATAAGGCATATTAGATGCTGGTTTTGAAATCTGACTTCCTGGAGAGAAGTAGTTAACTGCGAATCTACCTTTTTTGTATTGTCCAGATTCTAATTCTCCAGTTATGTTTGTCTCTGTAAATACTGCATCTTCCATAGCGATAATGCTCATAACATTAATTTTTGCCATAGATGCCATTAAACCTATAATCTGGTCGTACTGTCCTTGCAGTTGGTCAAAAGAAAATTTCTTTGCTACAACGAAAGCAGGACCACTTCCTAGTGGGTTAGGTATAAAATCTAATACTGTACTGGATGACATGTGGAATATATACGTACCTTCTTCATTATAATATTCAGCTACTAAGTCACCTTGTCCATTGGAGTTTGCCCAAGAACCATTGTATGAATCTGTATAAGGAGAAGCATAAGCACTACCTATGTTAATTTGGTTAGGGACATCCTTCATAATTTTATCTTTGTACGCTGGATAGACTCTAGCTAAAGAATCTTTAGGTACTCTTCTTACAATAGACATATCTTTAGGTTGTTGGTCTGCACCAAAGTAACCTGGAAAACAGTTGTATGGGTCTCGTAATTCAGCTACTGGATAGGGGGTTCCATTAGCATCTTTCTTTTCTTTGATTACCCATACAGCGTAGCCATAACCTGGTAACCATCTACCAACTTGTGGCATTTGCAAATCTAATCTTTGTACATCATCATACGCAGTAATAATTCTGCCTATCTTTTCAGCTTTGTTTCTTGCACGTTCCGAATCTTTATTGTTAGGTACATCTATTTTTAAGTTAGGTATTCTTCCTATTTTCTGTGCTAAATGCTCTAAACCAGAACTCATAAGGTTAGGCATTGGTACTTGCCAATCTTCAAAACCTTTTAGCTGGTCACCTAGTAACGCAAGTATTCCATTGGGTCCACCATTCATAATTGAACGAATACGACCACGCATTGCATAACCATCTTGGTTATCATAATGTAACTGTGTTATCTTATCGTATAAAGCTGATTCATTCATATTTTTACCATGGTGCTGTGTTCATATTACTAATATCAACATTGCCATAACTCGGTGTATATTCATGTGCCATGTCAGCAACAAATTCTTTTTGTAATCTTCTTACAATCTTAATTGGAAACCAACTTGCCATAACTATATCCGACTTATATCCTTTACTACTTGCCTTGCTAGCAGCATTTGAAAAATACAAAAGCTGCCTACGATATATATTACTCTTATTTTGCGAATCTGCACTACCATAAGGTAAATTTACTTTACCCTTATCGAAAAGTTCACTCATAGAACCTACTCCAAAGTATGGGTCGAATTTATTTTTTTGTGTCTGGTGTCCTTCTAAGTGTATGCCTTTAGCTGCAGTCCACTCTTTTAATTCTCTATCTTGTCGTATGGCACGCTGAAAACCATTCTCTTCAATAATCCAATGTGAACAGTGATACTTTTTGTACCATTCTTTAATTGTTTTAAATGCTTGGGGTATGCCGCCACCTTTAGTATTTTCTATATCTACCATGTACAGTTTGCCCTCTTCAACATTAAATGCCCATAAGAATGCTGCCTGGTATCCAGTTGCTGCTGGGTCAAGTCCCGCTATCAATCTACATCCAGCGGGTACATGCCCAATACTTCTTGACTCATCACGTGAAGCATCAAGTGAATCTACTTTAAACATCTGCAGCCCTTCGGAGAATGGTCGGTTAAGATATACCATTTCAAATATAGCTAACCCACCAGTCGTTTCAGCATTTCTTCTTTGTGCCATAAGCCACTTGTAACTTCTCTTACTGGACCAAAGCATGTGTTTCTTGTGGTCCTTATCAATACCAGAATCAATAGGTATCTCTAAACTGTGTGCTGATTCAATTATCTTTTTCCATTCATCGTTATCAATTAATGAATTATATAAATCATCTGGGTGTTGCCTGGAGCCAATAACAACAATAGCTGTATGTTCCTCTTTACGTGATGATAGTGTTGTAGTCCACCATCGTTTAGTCTGTTCTCTTGAACTAGGTTGTATTGTTGTGGAATGGTCCTCAATGTCATCTGCAATAATTAAGTCACAGTCACGAGAGAGAATTTTACCACCTTTACCTACAGCCACCATTGTTGGTGATTTAATACCAGTCACTGTCCTGGTCTTAACTGTAAACTGTCCAGAACTCCAAGTCTTACCAGTTCTACTCTTAGGTTTAAATGTTTCTCCTGGTCCACAAAAATCTTGTATTAGCTGCTCATTATTTTCTAAGTGGTCCA